ATTCAAATACCGCATTTTTTCCCGCAGAAATAGCACGAACTACTGTGTTTGTGCTAGTATATCCTGCTCCAGGATTAACAACAATAACATCTACTATTTTATTGTTGGAAACAACAGGTCTAAGATTAGCACCAATACCACTACCAGAAACAACTAAATCTGGTGTAGAGTAATAATCCTGCCCACCATATAGAACTGACACATCAACGATTCTACCATTTTCAATCACAGGTTTAAATTGTGATTCTTTCCCATTCTTTACGACAATTTGAGGTCTTTGGTGCGTATTTAATACTAAAGATCCATAATTTGACCCCTTTTCATAAACATAAACTTGGTCTATACTTCCTCTGATTATTGGAGTTGCAACGATAGATCCTCTAACTTGAGTGCTTCCCAACCCAACTGAAGTATACTCGACAGTTAAAACAATATCGGGATAACTAAAAATCTGATACCCAGATCCAGTTGTCGAAAACTTTACATAGTTTTCTCTCTGATAGTTAGAAACATCTGTACCTCCTATTCCAACATCACAAAGTCTAAATTTATTAGAATCTAGACGCAATACTTGATAATTTACTGAAGTTGATAACCCAGATATACCAGTATTTTCATAGTCATAGGATATAATTTCTCCATTTAAAAATCCGTGATTTTCAAATTCTATCGTATGATTAAAAGTTGATACTCCAATTGGACTTACTCTTAACTTTCTATTCGTATACCCACTTCCACCATTAATTACTTTTATTTCGGATAGTTTATTTTTTATCTCAGTTTTAAACTTTTGAATACCTACATTTCCAATTGTAGTGAATCCAACAGTATTAATACCTGCAGAATAATCTGATAAACTTTGATAAATCTCAATAGTTTTATTATTAATTACCTTAGAATAATAAGTTGCACCATTTACTAGTGTTTTAGATTGATCCAAATTTGATCCACCAAAAGTGCCAATTCCAATAGCACTGAAGTTATTGCTGTCATATACGATAGGTTGCCCATTTATCAAATTATGATTTTCTGCAAATGCAATTCTTTCATTGATAAAATCTAATCCTCCACCACCAGATAGTGGCCTAGCATCAAATTCAATTTCTCTAACATACTTTTCTATAACTTGTTGAAAACTTGCACCAGACCCATTACCACCAGTAAGTTTTACAGAAACTACAACATCTACATCAAAGTCTTGAGGATCTACAAATATTTTTTCGACAGACCCCTTAACTACAGGTTGTACAAGAGCATTGCCAGTTGATAAAGTTACCGAGGGTGGATTTATAACATCATATCCATTTCCGCCATTTAATACATTAACACTTTCTAGGGGGCCATAGTATATTTTATCTTGAGTTTTGTAATTATAGATTTCAACACCATTTTTTAATAGTCCAATGGGACCAGGAATAGTTTCATATTTTTTGTTATCACCAATTGTTTGATTTAACTTAAATTTTCTAAGAAGTTTCTGTGGCGAAATTACCTTAGATTTTTGAGAATATAAGACAAATTTATGAGTTCCTGTTACGATTCCATCAGACAATTTACCAAAAGAAACATAATCATCAGACCCAACAGTAGAGTTACTTAAATATAATCTAATTCTAGTATTGTCAATATCTGGATTAACATCGGATAGTACCTCAACATAGTAAGGTCCTTCCACTAAACCTTCTATAAGATCACTATTTTGAGTGTAATAATACACTTTATCACCAGTTATAAATGAAACTGGATTTTGAATGCCAAAATCAATTACACTATACTCTTCACTATTACCTCTTTCCAATAATCCAACTACTTCATATTCAAAAACATTAGTTTGAATTGGATATGATGGAATAGAGTTAGAAGCGACATACAAATTTTCAGAGTTTTCATCATATACATTTTGCACATCGGCAGTTATTTTATTGTTTCCAAACTGAATTGGAACAATTGCAGATGATGCCTTTTTAATTATTCTTCTAATATCATATTCTGCACTTTGATTTAATGAAGAAGTACTGACATCAACTGTCAATTGATTTCCTGAAATTGATATTACATTAACATTTTCAAAACCTGAAATTACAATTTCAGTATTTCTTTGTAAAACTTCAATTGTATCGCCAACTGCTAAACTTGTATTATCAATTGAAGACTTTGTTGTAATAGTATTAGCAGAAAAAGAGTCTACCTGATATCTAGAACTAGTATTATAAATCCAAGTATTTGCAAAAATTTGATTTATTTCATCACCTTTAGGTATAATTTTTCCAAGATTCTGTGGATATATTTCTTCCCCCTCTAAGAAACTATACGAATTCGAATTAATTTCAATGTCAGACAGTACACCGGTAATTATAAATTCTACCTTCTTTTCAACATCACCATCTTCATATCCATAGTAAGTATCATTAGATATAATTCTAGAAGTTTTAGTAATATTAATTGATTGGGTGGAATTTATATGACAACCTAAAAATTGATTAATGGTTTTTTCAGAATAGAATATTTCATTACCATTATAAAAAATACTGCCAGATTCTGCAAATCCCACTGTAGAATCCACAGTAATTATTGTTTCAATATTATTTAAAGTAACATCTTCAACTACTTTAGTATTTGGTGTTATGGAAAAAGTGCCGGTAACATTTGGATATGTGTCATCATACCCAATAAAGAAATTAAGTTTATAGTATGTTTTCCCCTTTCTGGTAATCGTTTCTACCTCAGAAACTGATGCTGTAGTATTTTCATCAGTAGATTTCCTGATTGTTTGCCCAGATAACTTATTGGGGTCTCCTGAAATTAAATCAACTACAGCAATATTTCTTCTTATGTACCTAGCATCAGAGGGTTTGATTAAAAATTGCTCTAGGTCTACTACAGTTGTGGTTTCTCCAAATAGAACATTGAATAGAATTCTAAATGATTCTGCAGTCCCTTTTGATTCATAAAGAGATCTTGCTTCTTTTATAAAGTTTCCAACATTCAAGTTAGCAGTAAATTCTACTCCTTCTAGTCCTGGAGTTAAACTAAATTTAATTTTTTTGTAAAATTCTTGTAAAAATAATGAACTCAGATTTTCAATAGTTGCACCAGCGGAATGAGATGCTACTGAAGACTCAGTAAAAACTAACTCTTCATATTGGAGATCTTTATGATAATTTGTAATCCCACTAAATCCTCGGATACACCCAGTAAAGGAAGTTTCCGTAGAACCAGTATATGTTATTATCTCATTATCAATTTTTAATAAACCATACTGACTAGGAAATCCTTTAGTACTACTCACCTCTATAGTATTACTACTACTTGTTATGGAGTTATTAAGAGTTATACTACCAACTATAACTTCAGGAATAAGACTATCGAGGTTTATATATTGGTCTAAATTTTCAACAATATCTGTTGGACCGCCTTGATATTCTTGTGAAATATAGTATTGCTTTAAAAATTCAGATGCTTTAGGACTTTCATCTAAAATAAATTCTGGTAATTGACTATCAATTATTTGCTGTACTTTTACCCTTGACTCGAAACCGTTCTGCACCATATTATGACCTCGTTAAACTCCCGTTTGAATAACTTGAGCGATAAGAATTTTTTGTGAAGACAACACCAGAAATATCTTCACCAGATGAAATAGTATCTTTTACCATATTTATTTGACTTTTTGATATGTCAAAAGATACATAAAGATCTTTCAATCCTATAACATCATTTGATTCTGGATATGCTTGTATTTGAATGATATCGTTATCAAGTGAAGTTGATGTAATAGTAACTGTATTAATAGTTATTTCTCCAGTTTCATAATTAACCACTCCAGCAGACTGAACAACAATAAATGGTTGTAAAGAAACATTAGATTGTGTTTGTGCAGAAGTTTCTGTTGAAGGCTTTACTATTGCAATAAGTCCTGTTTTTCCATCAGAATTTGGAACATCAGTAAAATAAACAACATCAGGTTCATTTTGTACCCTAAACCCAGATGATTTGATATTATATCCATATTGATTTACATGGAATTGATTTCCAAAGCAAATTTCATATTGTGCTTGCCTATTTACTAATGCTTTTAAATTTCTTCTTATTCTAACTTTAGTGATATTTGATGTAATAGCATTATCAGTATTATCAATAACTTGTAAGACTTTACTGTACTTAAATCTTCCACCAAATTTATTCAGATCAACAGACTCTGAGTATTTTGTAAGTGAATTATTTACTCTTGTTTTTAAGTCAGAAGAACTTGCTACTTGACTATCATTGTAGTAAATATAAGATTCAATCTCAACATAAAGAATCTTAAGATCTATAATTTTTGCATTAATGCCTGAGACTGAGTATTGTCTTAACTTTGAAAGTATATTTTCCTTATCAAAATCAGAAACAAACGTACCATTCTTTGGTTTAATGCTAATTAACACCGTTCCAAATTGAGGTGGAGTTAATTCTTCACCACCAATAACTGCAACTGATTCTGCGTTTTCATAAATTTTAGACTTTATAATTGTCTCATAATCACTTGCAGTTACTGCTCTATACTGAGAAGCATATAATCTTGGTGCAAAATAACGAATTGAATCTATAGTTTCAATGTCAGATCCATTTTGAGATCTTTGATTTGTAGTAACTGTAATTGTATTCTGTGGAATTGCATTATTATCATCGGCATCTCTTAAAGAACCTGCAAAAGAGAATGTTTCTACTCCATTTCCATCCTTTCCGCTAGTTATAATGTAATTACTGGTTATAATCGCTCCATTTTCAAGTTTTTGTCCAAAAATTCCATCACCAAAAAGAATCTGATATTTTTCATCCTGTACTTCTTGAATCAAGAAAATTTGAGAATTTGAATTAATTTGAAAAATATTATCAACTAAAGAATATTTTATTCCAAGTCCACTATCACTCGACCCCTTTACATAAACTCTAATTGTTGAAGTGTCAATAAATGAGTTGTCTAATATAAATCTTTGATCTAAAGAAGTATTTGCAGTAAATTTCTTAGTAAGAAAAGTACCTTCCTTTATTGAGATATTGCTAAATGTTGCTACCCCATTTACTACTGGAACTGTAACATTCTCAGGAATCGAAAATACATAAGAAGTGCCCCTTACAGATCCAGTACATACCAGACCCGCCTGTAAGGTCACTGTAGGGGTATAAATTGGTGTATTGTCCTGCAGGAAACTATTGGGTGCTACACTTACTGTAAATGATATTGTAGCAGTTGCAGCGTTTCTAGAGTAAGGTACATATCCAATATTTCTTGCAAGAGATACTACATTTTCTCTTACAGTTGCCGAATCCAAAAAGGATTCGTTTATAACCATATTGGAGTTGAATGCTGTAATATATGTGTTATATGCTAGGGTATCAATTAAAACAGAAAAATTAGACCCCTCAAAGTCAAAATCCGTGAATGTAGAGTTAGCACGGAGATAATCTTTAATAGAGGTCTTTATCTGATCGAAATCTAGATTTGTAAATTTAGTGAAAGGCATTTTATCTTGTTGCCTCTAGTATGAATGAAAACTGTTGCGTTGGCACTTCTTGCCCAATAATATCAAATGTAATAGTCACCTCAAATTCATTAAGATCTGGTATAGGGTCAACCTGAACAATTACATTTGTTACTCTTTGTTCATAATTATTAATTACTTCAATAATTTGATTTTCAATTGTAGAAGCAGTTGCATAATCAACAAAATCAAACAAACTGCTCCTTACATCTGATCCAAGTGTAGGGTTAAAAAACCTTTCAGTTGGAATTGTTTCGACTAAATTACGAACTGAGCGAATAATTGCGCGTTCATTTGTCAAAACAGATAGATCTTTAGTCACCGGATGAGGGTCAAAAGATAAACTAATATCTTTAAAAGATCTGGATATCCTAGTGACTGTCATTTTCAGATAAATTCTTTACTTATTTATGATTATTTCCAAGATGTTCCATATGTTGGTTCAGTTCCGTAATCCCAATCATCATAATCATCATCATTACGAATCTTTTCATGCAATTCTTGTTGTTTTTTCAAGTCATGACGAGGTGCAAGATCGTGCATAACCTCTTGAATTATTCTTTTTTGAGGTTGGGATTGATAATCTGTCACCAAATGAGTGGTTCCCCACATTGACTTCATGTATTCCCAATCTCTATCTACGGGTAAATTTGACATTTGAGATCCTGTTTTAATGAATAAAACAGAACTTTTATAAAGGAGGTTGCTATCTCCTTATTTCTATTTAACGATCTAATTCTCTAATGTTGTAATTATCAGAATTTAAGTATTTTAAGAGTTCTAAGGCAATTAATTTTGGATTTCCATCTCCACAAGTGTATACATCGACTGCTAAACACCCATTTTCTGGCCAAGTATGGCAAGAAACATGACTTTCCGCCAATGCAATGACCACTGTACACCCTTGAGGAACAAAACAATGGGAAAATACGTTCAAAATCGTCATTTTTGCACGATTTATGCCTCTAATCATGACATTTTGAAGCGATTCGACATTGTTAATCGCTTCAAAATCAACATCATATACCTCTAAAAGTAGGTGTTTACCCATTGAGCAATGTTCCAATTCAGTTTTACACAAAAAATTTATTTATTTGATGTAAAAACCCTTCCGATAATACTCGGAGTCTTCAATAAAGGTCATATTTTCTATTTTTTCATCATTCCAAACTGGTATTGCTACCGTATTATTATATCTAAAGTCGGGATTTTGGCGAAAATGAACCTCAATTAGTCTTCCACCAATAAATTCACAATTAATGTAGTCATAATCACCTTTTAAATCATCTAAAATTTGTGGAAACTGTACATTTAAGTCAATTTTTTCCCATTTTTTCCATTTATAGTAGGGGTCATCGTCATCACGAGTTCCAAGAACAACTAGTTCTGATTTCTTGTTCTTAAAATCCACACTTAAATGAGCACCTTCAAAGATTTCACACCAAAATTCTGCTGGGTGAATGTGATCAGTGTACTTATATAACCATTCTTTACTAGCAAACCGCCCCATTCCAAGTAAATTAAAGGATGGGCGAACAATATAAAAGTCGGGTTTAGGAACTGTAGTCCCAGCAGGACCACATGTATAACCTAAAACCCGACTTAGAAATAATTTATTATAAACCCAGAGGTCTGATGGATGTATTTGATTCCATTCATCATTACCCTCTAGTAAATTCATTATCCTTTACCTTGACCCCTATATTTCTTACGTGCTCCATTACGAGAAGATGAAGCATACTTAGTTCCTCCACCTGCTCCTTGACGAGATTTCTTAGGAGGCCCCGGAATATAAGAACTGTTCTTTAGTGATCCGCCTTTTGCCATAATTGTTTCTCCGATAAAATTTCAGTTTCAAGATCTTCAGGTCTTGGAGAACCTGTCTGATAATATTGTATCGACAGATCCTCCATAACATTGAAATATTCTTCCTCTGTAAGACTTGTATAAATTCTACGGCCCTTACAGAGAATATTGTAAGTTTCTGTTTTCATGGTAATTCTAAAACTCCTATAATATTTTTATGGGATTTTAATTTACCTTTAGATATTGCAACCAATTTAGTAGCTGCATAATTATTCTCCCTGGAAAATTTACTTATGTTTTCTATGTTAATTTTAGACCCACATTCAAATTTAATTTCATATTTTTACAGAATGCGGGTTTTTTCGTGTCCAACGCGAATACGAGGGTCACACCAAATTTCAAAACCTGCTTCTTTTGCATCCAGGCAGAATGATACATCTTCACCACACATATCCTGAACTTCCCCAGATTCAAAGACTTGCATCTTTGGTGCAAACCAGGGATACTTCATTTCGGAATGCTCAAAGACACCATTTTTGATGAGTACCCAACCAAAACCAGTGTAGTCAACTGTAAATGGTTTACGACGCTTTGAGATGCTTTCAACCGTTTCATGATTCATTACACCACCATTACCTCTGAAATCATCTTCATCCAACCAATGTGCCACTGAGGTTGTGTGCCCATCTTCCGTGGCATACCAACCCGCTGCGATGTCTTTGTCCATCAGTACAAGTTGCCAAAACTTTTCAGTATTGAATACAATGTCAGAATCAATCCAAAGTTGCCAATCATAATTGAGTTTGCCATCCCAGGGAATCTGATCTGGTCCACGCAGTACATTCGCACCTAAACATTTGCATCTTGCAAAGTTTACCATCGATGAATAGTCCTGCGAGATCTGGATACTTGCTCCCGATTGTACAAGGTCAAAACAGAGTTGTACAAAGTTTTTGAGATAGGTATATGAAACTCCTCTTCCAGGTAGACAAAAGACAATGGATTTTCCTTTTACCATTTCTTTTGCTAGATTATAGTCCCATTCTTGTTCTTGTGAGGCAACTGGTGCCTTTGCTTTTACTGTAAAACCACGCGCCATAATTGAAAAGTAGTTACTGTCATATCATACAACAGTATCTATAAGAAGTCAATCCGCCTCTGTCAGAACAACCTCGCCATTTTCAACTAAAAATTTAATTCGAGTGTCTTCGTACCACTCCAATTCATTTATAATTTGTTCTGGTATGGTGATGTAATATTGTCCGCTAATTGGGTCGATCTCTATAGACTCAAAAATATCTCCGGAATTTTTTTTCATTATAGGGGAATATAAAAGTTATTTTTGTTTTTTATATAGCGGGGAATTTTTTCAATACTCTCTCTTCTTTTGCAAATCCTTATAGGGCATAAAAATTTCTCCGGAATTTTTTATTTTAGCATATATTTAACACCCAAAAGCAAGACTTTGTAGACTCCAGGGACCCATTGATTTTTATATCGCATCCCCCCGACCCGCCC